AAGGACTATGTCTATTGGGAAATGTCACAAATATGTACACAGTAATTTGTGCAATATTACTGCGTACAAAGTGATTTGACCGTGATATACTTCTGCTAGAGGTGAAAAAGATGGAGAATAGAAAAAAATATGACTACGATGTAGCCTATAAAAAAGATAAGATTAAAAGAATTCCTCTCGATGTACAGCTTTCAGAATATGAAGCATTGAAGGAGCAAGCGGATAGCGTTCCTATGAATACCTTTATAAAGAAAGCCCTTAATGCGTATACTGGACAAGAAATATTTAAGGTATAGGGGGGCGAGTATGGAAGATTTGCGGTTTGAGTGGGACGAGAAGAAAAATGAAATTAACATCAAGAAGCATGGCGTTAGTTTTGAAGAAGCAAGTACATCATTTTATGATGATTTAGCTATCGTCATCCCTGACGAGAAGCATTCAGAGGAAGAGGAACGCTTTATACTTATTGGAAAGAGTGAGAGCGATCGCGTTTTATACGTATCGCATTGCGAAAGAGTTGGGGGAATTATTCGCCTGATTTCTGCAAGAAAAGCGTTGAATAGAGAGGTTAAAGAGTATTTAAGGAGGTAAAAGATGGGAAAGGTTTTAGAAGATGACGAAATGCCAGAGTTGACAAGTGAGGATTTCAAAAAAGCGGTTAGAAACCCGTATGCTCAGTATTTCAAAGAAAAAGATTCCCTTATAGTACCCGATAAGGCGGTAGAGTACTTTATAAAGCAAGCGACAGAGACGGGAACAGACTGGCGAACATTGGCGAATTTCTATTTGATGGATGCTGTAAAGAATGGGAAAAAAATCAAAATAGAATAAAGTAAAAGAAAAATGAAAATACTTAAAACTTAAAAAGGAAGTAGACGACTTTAAAAAGGACAGCTTAGCGGCTGTTCTTTTTTTATTGCTAGGGCAAAAATCCCTTGATTTTGCTTGAATTATAGGCAGAAAGGGGGATTTATGGAAGCGATATGGAAGCCACAACCAAAGCAAGCCTTGATGATGGCAAGGGCGGAGTATGAAGCACTATATGGCGGAGCGGCTGGCGGTGGAAAGACGGACTACCTTGTTATAGAAGCATTAAGACAAGTGCATATACCGCACTATAAAGCCTTGATTTTAAGAAGAACCTTCCCCCAGCTTAAGGAAATTATAGATAAGGCCTTCCTTTACTACCCGCAAGCCTTCCCGGATGCCAAGTACAACAAGACGGAGCACCGCTGGACTTTCCCAAGCGGGGCTAAAATTGACTTTGGAAGCCTTAATTCCGAAGAGGACAAGTATAAGTATCAGGGTATTGCATACGACTTTATCGGCTTTGACGAACTTACGCACTTCACGGCGACACAATACGAATATTTGAAGTCAAGAAACCGTGCGAATGGTGCGGGCACTGTCGTATATACCCGGGCGACAGCAAACCCCGGGGGCGTAGGGCATGGCTGGGTAAAAGATAGGTTTGTTACCTCTTGCAAGGCTGGAGAGACAAAAACGGAGGTATACAAGGTAAAGACGGAAAAGGGCATAGAGTACAAGGCGCAATCCCGCGTATATATCCCCGCCTCTGTCTTTGATAACAAAAAGCTATTGGAAAATAACCCGGAGTATGTCACGCACCTTGCCGCATTACCAGAAGCGGAAAGAAACGCCCTTTTATATGGGGACTGGGACAGCTTTACCGGGCAAGTATTTACGGAATTTAGAAATGACAAGGCTGGCTATATCACGCGCCAGTGGAGCCATGTAATCGAGCCGTTCCCTATTCCTGAGTGGTGGAAGGTATTTCGGGCTTATGACTTTGGCTATAGCAAGCCCTATGCGGTCGGCTGGTATGCCGTGGATGGAGATGGGCGAATGTATCTAATTCGTGAGTTATACGGCTGCACAAGTACGCCTAATACTGGAGTGAAACACGAGCCACACGAGCAAGCAAGACGGATAAAGGAAGTAGAAAACACTGACCCGCGATTAAAGGGAAGGAAGATAAGCGTGGGAAGTGTTGCGGATCCAGCGATATGGAATAAGTCGACAGGTATATCTGTGGCGGAGGCTATGGAATCGGAAGGGGTGTATTTCGACAAGGGAGACCATGAGAGACTAGCCGGGCTTATGCAGTGCCACTATAGGCTTGCATTTGATGAAAACGGGTATTCGATGTTCTATGTCTTCTCCGACTGCCTCGATTTCATCCGGACAGTGCCGAATCTGACCTATGACGAGAAGAATGTGGAGGATATCGACTCCAGCCAAGAAGACCATATCTATGATTCATGGCGGTATGCGTGTATGAAGAATCCAATAAAGGCAAGAATGAACTACATCGACAGGGAATCACACGATTTTGACCCGCTTAATTTGTATCAAGGCAACGCCAAGAGGCGGCTATATAGAGGATAGGAGGAAAGAATGGCAAGAAAGAAGAAGGAAGTAGTGGAAGAAGAGAAGAAGCAAGTGGCGAGTGCTATGGAAGGAGTGCCGGAGGATAGACCGGAGGGAAAGCCTTTTATGAATCCCCCGGTAGAGCCTGTAGTGTATAAGCCAAAGCTTACGGACGAGGATTGCCGGGAAGCAGAGTTTAGGTGTAAGCGATACCATGAGAAGATGCAACCGCTTGAGAATCGCTTAATCGAGAACGAAACATATTATCGCCAGCAATATTCTGACTACAAGGATACGGACGACAGAAAGTCTCTGCCGGAGAAGGGAAGCGGGTATCTTATCAATGCCATTATTAACAAGGTGGCGGATATGATGGACAACTACCCCCAGCCGACTATCCTACCAAGGGAAGAATCGGACGAGGAAACGGCTTCAATCCTTAGCAAGGTTATCCCCGCCATACTGGAACGGAATAACTATACAAAAGTGTACTACGGTTGTGCCATGGAGAAAGTGAAGAATGGCGTATCAGTTGCCGGGGTATTCTGGAATCCCACAAAGGACAATATTGGAGACGTTGAGATTAAGCGCATCGACATTATAAACATGAGATGGGAGCCTAATATCGAGGATATACAGGACAGCAAAGAAGTGTTTATCCTCACGGAATCCGATGTAGAGACTATGAAAGTGCTATATCCGCAGATTCTTGGAAATCTTACCGGGGAATTTGGCACGGATTTAAGTAGTTACAGCGATTCTGAGGTTGCAAGGGCGGAAGATAAGGTTATTGTCTATGACTGGTACTATAAGAAGACCGTATCCGTAGAGATTGGCGGACAGGTATTCCCGAAGACCGTCCTACACTATGCCAAGTTCTGCAATGGAAAGCTTTTGTACGCTTCAGAGAATGACCCCGCAAAGGAATCCGGCTGGTATGAAGATGGACAGTACCCCTTTATCTTTGATGTAATGTACCCCATCAAGAATAGCCCAGTCGGTTTCGGCATGATTGATATTATCCGGGAACCGCAAGAATTTATTGACAAGATGAACAAGGCGCTTATTCAAAATGTACTTGCCAATGCCCGCCCTAGACGATTTGCGAGGGAATCGACAGGCATTAACGAGGAAGAATTCAACGACTACAACAATCTGATTGTGCATTATGAGGGCGACCCTAACGGTATCGTGCCGATTGACGTAAACCCCTTGCCCCCTATCTATGCGCAGATTCTGGAGAATGTGAAAGAGGAACTTAAGGAAAATTCCGGGAACAGGGATTTCTCACAAGGAGCAACAAGCGGAGGCGTTACGGCGGCATCTGCAATCGCCGCATTACAGGAAGCTTCCAGCAAGACTTCCCGCACTATGAATTTGGTGTCCTATGATGCCTTTAAATCCCTTATCACGATGGTAATAAGCAGAATGCAACAGTTTTACAGCGTTCCCAGAACCTACCGCATAATCATGAATAACGAAAATTATTATGCAATGGTTGGTATTTCCAAGGATTCCCCTATGGCAAGTGATTCCATGGCGGAGTTACTGCCGGATTCTGTATTTGACCAGTCAATAGGGAAGTACATGGGCGGGCATAAGCCTATCTATGATATTTCCGTAGGAGCGGAAAAGGCCAGCCCCTATTCACGGGTAGCGCAAAACGAGTTTGCTAAAGAATTATTCCAGCTAGGTGTTTTCAATCCACAGCTTGCAGACCAAACTTTAGGGATGCTGAAGATGATGGATTTCGACCAGAAAGAAGAGATTATCCAGATGGTATCTCAAAACCAGACCTTGCTCCAAGAGAACGCCCAGATGAAGCAATTACTGCAAGGATTAGGCGGGATTGTAGCTGAGACTACTGGAGATACTAGGATTATGCAGATGTTCGGTATGCCGGAAGAGGCGCAAGCTATGCCGGGAAGAGCAAGTGGCCAGAGTATCGCTGTAAACCAGCTAGGAGAGGCGCGGAAGGAGAATACTACATCACAAGCGGAGAAAGCTAGGATAGAGGCTAGAGAAAGGGCGGGCGTATGATAAAAGGTTTATGGAGAGAGACGGAGGGAGGGATAGAGCTATCCCTCCATGGACACGCTAAGAGAGAGAAGGAAGGCACGGACTATGCCTGTAGTAAGGTTTCCGCCCTGTCGCAAGCTTTAGCCTATAGGGTGCTGGAGTTCTTCAACAAGGACAGTAGGGGCGGAAGCTATTACTACAACGCAAACCATGGAGATTTCACTTTATCCGTAGATTTTGGGCGTATGCCGGAGGCGGAAAGAAGGGAAGTTCTGGCGATGTTTTCCGTTGCCCTATATGGTTTGGATATCGTTTCCATGCAATACGAAAATAGTATCGTTATTGCTAGGGAATCTGTAAAAGAGAAGTGCTAAAACCACTTTAGACACTAGGGAAAGACCTAAGAGACGGACACGCTCACCATAAAGAGCAGAAGGGAAGAAACGAATGAAAAGATTATACCTTGAACCTTTACAATTTTCAGATGGCGGAGCAGACGGCGCAAGCGGTGCGGAAGGCATGGCAGAAGCGCAAGAGACTGCACAGGCACAGGAAGGAGAAGCGCAGAATCCGGAGGAGAAGACGGAGGAAGTTCCTAAAGAAGAGACTCCAAAGGCTGACCTAAAGAAGCTGCTGAAAGAGAATGAAGAGTTAAAGGCACAGTATGATAAGGCGGTGCAGAACCAAATTATCAGACGTTTTAAGGACTATGATGGACTTAAAGCAAAAGTTGCGGATTTAGATATGCTGTCCGGCTTAATCATGAGCGCATTTCCGGATGCGCCGCAAGACGGAGACCCCGCAAACCTAGTAGCCTACCTTCAGAACAAGACCGACCTATATGCAGAGGCGGCAAGCCAAGCCGGCATGACCGTAGATGCCTATAGGCGTATGCAAGAGGTAGAGGCGAAGAACAGGGCATTGTTGGGAGAGCAGAGAGCGGCACAAGAAGAAGCGCAGAGGCGAGAGCTTTACGCCAGATGGGATGCGCAAATTCCGGAAGTAAAGGAAGCTTACCCTGACTTTGACGAAGCGGAGGAAATGGGAAACGAGGAGACAGGGGAACGATTCATTTCCTTAATCTCTCAAGGCTGGACTATGAAGCAAGCGTATGAGGCTATTCATATGCACGAAATCATGGACAGACAATCACAACTTGCTAAGAAACAGGCAGCCATGGAGACCGCCCGGCAGATTAAGACAGGGCAAGGAGATGTGAAAGAATCCGCAACCGGCAGAACGGCATTATCTCCAGTAAATGGAGATATATCCAAGATGAGCGATAAAGAAATCGCAGAAATTGTAAACAGAGTAAATAGAGGAGACCACGTCATCCTCTAAGAAGAGGAGAAGAAGATTATGAGATTAGCAGAGACAAAGACCAATGTTTTGGATTTACTGTATCTTGAAGCGTTGCAGTTCCCAGACCCTACACCGATGAACCTTACCACCAGTAACGCTTCCGACAATGACCTATCCCCCTCCAACAATAAGACATTCTATGACAAGAACCTTATTAGACTGGTGGGACCTTCCTTGATTCACGATCAGTTCGGTAAGAAGGTAAACATTCCTAAGAACCACGGTAAGACCATGGAGTTTAGAGGATTCGAGCCGCTGGCAAAGGCAACAACCCCGCTTACTGAGGGACAGACACCTAACGGAAAGAAGCTGGATATGTTCACTGTAACAACTACACTGAAGCAGTACGGCGATTATGTAGCATTGTCCGACCTTCTGGAAATGACCGCCATTGATAACCATGTGCTGGAAGCACAGGATAAGCTTGGCGACCAGGCGGGAAGAACCCTTGATACGGTAACGCGAGAAGTAATCAACGCTGGAAACAATGTTCAGTACGCTGAAGGACAGGTAACTTCCAGAGCAGCCCTCACTTCCGCGCATAAGATTACACCTAAGGCGATTGCCATGGCGGTAAGAACCTTGAAAAAGTACAGTGCACCGAAGATTAACGGAAAGTACGTGGGGATTATCTCCCAAGACGTAGCTTTCGACTTGGAGCAGAACGATGACTACAAGAATCTATTTAAGCACACTGACAATAGTTCCTTCAAGAACGGCTATTTGTTCGACTTGTACGGCGTAGAGTTCTACGAGACATCCGAAGCGAAGAAGTGGATTAATGCGGGAGCGTCCTCTGTAGACGTATATTCTACCTTGATTTGCGGAAAGGATGCGTTTGCAGTAACCAGTTTAGAGGGAGAAGGCTTGGAGACCATCGTTAAGCAGCGCGGTTCTGCCGGTTCCTCTGACCCACTGAACCAGCGTTCTACCGTAGGCTGGAAGGCACTAAAGGCGGTAGCTATCCTTACAAACCAGTACATGGTTCGTATCGAGACAGCATCCACCTATAACGAACATGAGGCAAATTAAGGAGGTAGCATGGCAAAGGAAGTAGAAACGAAAGTAACTGAAGGCGCGACAGTAGAAGCAACCGCACCAGTTGAAGAGGTTGCTCCAAAGGGAAAGGATACCGAGATGGTATTCCTTCCCCTTGATGATACCCATAAAAGACCGCTTTTCGTATGTGTGAACGGACGGTCTTTGAGAGTTCCAAGAGGGAAGAATGTGGAGGTTCCTAAGGAATTTGCGGAAGCGATTCGGAACTCAATGGAACAGGAAGCAGAAGCAATTCGGTATTCGGATTCTGTAGCCTACGAAGCGGAAGGCTAAAACTTGGAGGCGGTGGGGGAACCTACCGCCTTTATTTTATACAGGAGGGGAAAAAGATGATTAAAGTACGGAGCAAAACCTTATTCATTTCCGGAGAGGAGCAAAGCATTGCGGCAGTAGGAGAGGCGGAAACTACTGTAAGAGAGTTCAGCATAGACCGCTTATCTGGAGATGGTATAGATCTGGCAAACTTGATATTTAAGCTAAACATTCGTTACGTTGGCACAAAGCAATCAGACAGAAGCGACCTTGAAAAGATTGTAACGGATGATAGCATTATTCTTAGATGGCTTGTTTCCTCTGTTACACTGAGCCATCCGGGGACAGCTTTTATTCAGTTAGATGCATTTGATAGGGAGGGTTCTTGCCGTTGGAAGTCCTATCAGGCGGCTGTTTATATTGAAAAATCGTTAGATAGTGTGGTGGTTTCTCGCTCCACTCTTTCCGAATTGGAACAGTTAGAAAAGAAGTTTGAGACAATCGGAGTAGGAGAAGCCGCACGAGTAGAGGCAGAAAAGAAAAGGATCGTTGCAGAGGAAAAGAGAGAAGAAGCGGAAGAGAAAAGAAATCGGTCATTAGCAAACATTGTTTCAGAGGAAGAGAAAATCAAGGCAGTATCGGAAGAAGTAAAGGGCTATAGAGATAGCATAAAGGAAGATAAGGAGGCTGTTTCTAGGGATAGGAAGGACGTAATTTCTGTTAGGTCAGAGGTTATTTCTGCCGTGAATACCGCCCAGCAATATGCCAGTTCGGCAGAAGCTTCTAAGGCAAGTGCTATTTCAGAGGGCAACAAAATCAAGGAAGCTACTATCGCTATAAAGAACGAAGCTACAACGGCGCGAAATGAAGCGGTAAATGCAAAAACAGAAGCAAATAGCGCAAAGAATGAAGCTGTCTCTGCTAAGAATGAAGCAAACAATGCAGTGGCTATGGCAAAGCAGAACGCCGATAGAGCGGAGACCTTCGCGAACAATGCTAAGCTTTCGGAGGGCAAGGCAGAAGGATTCAAGACGGAAGCCAGCGTATCAGCACAGAAGGCAAAGGATTCCGAAGCCAAGACACTAGAAGCGTTAAAGAAAGCTGAAGCCAGCGGGAAAGTATCTATAACAAAGGAAGAAATGAAAACCTATGTTGATTCTGCCGTTGGTAATGTAAAGAGCGGAATCACAGAAGCGGAGGCGACAACATTAGCAAGAAAGGTCGCAAACGATTCTATAACCTCCAGATTCGCAGATGGAAAGGGTACGATAGAATCCGATGTGAGGAAATGGTCGCAAGACATATCCGCAGACCTAAGCATAGATGGGACAAGTATTATTCCCGGATATTTCTTTAAAAACTCCTTGTCTGGATTCAGAACCGGAGTATGGGATCTTTATGCAAAGGGATTGACGGAAATGCGTAAGTACGTTTCCGGGGAAATTGGCAAGGTAAAGACAGGAGTTCCTGAGGAAACCATGCGCTCCTATGTAGCGGGCGAAATCGGCAAGGTAAAGACAGGCGCTGGACTCACTGAAGAACAAGAAAAGCTACTGAAGCTTATGGAATTGGAGAAGAAACCGGAACGAGAAATCGGAGAGCTGCTAGGACTTGGCGCAGACCACAGCGAGCAATATGTTCTTGCCGGTCTGCAAATTGCTATGCGATATGGTGCGTATGGACATATCCGCCCGGGAGATTACATCGTAATTGGCGGGAAAAAGTTCTATGTAGCTGGTGTGAATTGTCAATTCAATAGCAACAGAAACGGCGATATTCTGCCGATAAAAAACCATGTAGATTTTATTTGCATGGACACAGGAGTAGTTCCGGCGCTTAGCAATGAACAGGTTGCTAAGTACAAAGCGGATCCGATTATCAAGAATAATTGGTCTCTGGCCGCAGTTAATAAGATAATGGAAGAGTGTGTTTTCCCGAGCTTCAAAAAAGCGCTTGGCATGGAATCTTTAAGAATATCTGAAAAATTTGTGGGATTTTATGGGGAAGAACCTTTATTCCAAAAACTGTGGATTCCGACAGAGAAAGAGCTACTTGGAACCAATGTAGGAAATCCGGAATATAAAGATATAGCTTTACAAGGGCAATATCCGTATTTTGTTTTGCATCCGAACGCATATATTAGCAATAAGCTTTTCTTGCTTTCTAAATCTATTGGCGGACAACTCTTTTTTTCTAGCAATGGGACAGTGCTTCCGGGAGATTTTGGGTTCTTGCAAGCGAATGGAGGAAAAAACCAAATGGTACAAATCCCAATCGGATTCAGAATCCAGATATAGCTATAAGGAGGGGCAACCCTCCTTTTTGCTTGGGAAAAATCCAGCCTTTTTCGAGATAATACAAAGAAAAAGGAGGTAGTGAAATGAAACTTACAGTAGGGGAAATTCTGGCCATGGTGGATGCAATAAGGCCGAACAATGCAGATAGGGAAGCAAAAATACAATATCTAAATGAGGTAGAGGCGGAAGTATTTGACTTGTACCTTGGCTTTAAGCGTGGCAAGGAAGTAGAGATTAAGCCTATCAATGGGCGGGCGTTCCTCCATGGGGAGACGGACACGCTGGAAGGCTATACCAATGCAGAGAGAGAGGCAAAGACAGAGCCGGAGGGAAGGCTTACCATTATGGGGACAAGTCCCTATCGGATTGTAGAACCGCTAGGGAAAATGAAGGAAAGCGAGCCTATGAAGTTACTTCCTTCCCTTAAATCCTATACACAGGGGGATGAGGACGCTGTAGTTATCCTAGACAGTAGGTTTTTAGGAATCTATACAAACTATATCAAAGCGAAAATTGACTATGCAGAGGATGAGATAGAAAGCTACACCAATGCAGTACAGGCGTACAACGCCGAAAAAGAGGCGTGGCTGTCCTATCTTAACCGCTACTTAGTCCATGGGGAGAGAAAAGCAAGGGGGTTGATTTAATGAGATTTAAGCCAATGCAAGCGATAGGGAAGAATAAGCAGATGATAGGCGTATTTAGTGGCCTGAATCAGTCAAGCGTAGGGGCGGATAATGAGTTTTTGGACATGAAAAACGTGTCGTCAAGGCTTTATCCGTCCTTGACTGCACCTGTAGCAAATGATGATTTCTATACTGCTGAAAAGCCTTGCCAGATTTTTGTTAAGAATGAAATTTACCTTATCGACGAAAACTCAATAATGCGACAAAGGGAAAACGGTAGCAAAAGAATACTGAACTTGTACAGAAATAAACTGGATAGAACGCTTGTAGGCATGGGGGCGTATATCTGTATTTTCCCGGATAAGCAAGTATACAACACGGCAACAGGGGAATTATTGGACATGGAAGCCTCTTATACGCAAAGCGGCAGTATATCCATCGCTCCTGTATCTGAAGGCTCCAGCTTTGTAAAGATTCAAGGAACCAACCTAGGGAAAGCCTTTAATAAAGATGATGTTGTTACCCTGTCCGGATTCACTCAGTACACGGATGTTTTGAATGGGGCAAAAGCCATTAAGGAAATAGGGGATAACTTTATTGTAATCACGGCAGTAGACGAGAACGGCGCTGCACTTCGTAGCATTACGGAGGAAAGCGGGGTAAAGATTGAGAGAAAGCTTCCGGATTTAGACTTTGTTTGTGAGTTCAATAATCGCTTGTGGGGTTGCTCCAGCGCGAATCATGAGATTTATGCTTCAAAGCTGGGCGATCCTACCAACTGGAACAGCTACCAAGGCACGGCGGCGGACAGCTACGCGGTGTCCGTAGGAAGTGATGGAAATTTTACAGGGGTAATATCCCAGCAAGGCTATGTGGTGTTCTTCAAAGAAGACTATATCCATACAATCTACGGAACGAAACCGTCTAACTTTAGTCTCGACACCGTACAGGCAAGGGGAGTGGCAGAAGGATGTAGTAGGTCGCTTTGTCATGTGAATGAGACTGTCATGTATGTAGGGCGCGATGCCATTATGGCGTATACCGGGGGAATGCCGGAATCCGTATCAAACAAGCTAGACCTTAGATGGACTGGAGCCGTAGCGAATCAATGGAGAGGGATGTATTTTGTTGACTTAATACTGGGCGATACAAGAACGACTTACGTATATGATTTGAAAAATAACCTTTGGACGAAGGAAGATAGCCACACCAACAAGCTAATTAGTAGATTCTATTCCAATGGCGTTTTGTATGAAAGCTACGCTGATGATAGAGATTTGTATAGTCGAGCGATTGGCTTAAGTGATGGAAAGTGGTTTGATGTTGACTGGTATCTGGAGTCCGTATATCTGGAGGAAGGAACCATCGACCAAAAGAAAGTCCATTCCTTGCAATTCAATGTAGAGCTGGAAGTGGATGCCTATTTTGCTGTCTATGTGAGGTATGACAATGATGTCACTTGGAGAAGGGTGGCTTCAGTTACGGCAGATAGGCGGAACACCTACACAGTGCCATTAAAGCTAAAGAAATGCGAAAGATACCAGTACAGGCTGGAAGGGCATGGCTGGTTTATCCTGTACGGCATGAGCAAGACCATAGGGAAAGGAAGCGAACGATGAGCGTATTTAGCGTTCCAAGGATAGATATAAATGAGATTAACGACTTGGAGAAGGTTAAGGCGTATCTTGACGAGTTGAATAAGAAAATCCGGTACCTGTCGGAAAATGTGGATCATGACAATATGGCTCCTGCTGAGTACAGGAAGTTTTACCAAAACGGAGATAAAGCTGTTGAACTTGTCCATAACATGGATTCTTTTCTTTTGAAACTGGAAGATGCCAAGGCAAAAGTGCATTCTGCAATCGAGCAAACGTCTAGGCAAATTGACTTATATGTGAAAGTTGATGAGGCTGTAAATGCAGTGAGTGTATCAACTGATAAAATCAAGATTAGCGGCACGGCCTTGGAAGTAAAATCTAAAAACTTTCTCCTTGATGATAAAGGGAACTTGAAACTATCCGGGGAAATCTATGCGGAAGCCGGAAATTTTGGCGGATTCCAGATAGCAAGAGATGCGAACGGAGAATTTTTAAGTGGCGATACAATTTCCGCTTGTGGACTAGGGGGGACGACTGTCAACGTAAGGCGAAGGCTGGATATAACCACGGATAATGATATAACAGGGTGCCATATTGATTTTGGAAATTGCAATGTTCAGACTTCAAGGAATACCTATTTTGGCTGGTTTTATTGTGAGGATGTTGTTTGCACTTCTGCGGTATATGCAAATTGCGGACAAGCCAATGAAGCATATGTTGATGGAATGCTGGAGTGTTATGACGTTTTTTCAAATCACGTCAGTATCGCATGGAGTGACAGCAGATTGAAAAAGGATATTTCCACAATAGAAAACGCTTTGGGCTATATCCTGTCTCTTAGACCAGTGGAATATAAGCTAAAGGGGCGTGAAGGATATCACTATGGATTTATCGCCCAAGAAATTATAGAAGCTGGCGACCCTTATGGCTTAGTGAGCAAGATGGAGAACGGGTTTTATGCGGTCAACTATGAAGGAATGCATGGCGTGATATGCAAAGCCATTCAGGAATTGAGAAACTTTGAGACGCTTTGAGAAAAAATAGGGAGGAAAAATTCTCATGCTTTATAAAGCAGAAAGCCCGAATAGTATAAAAAATACTAGGGATGTGGAAGGGCATATAACAAGAATCAATAGGGCGGTGCAGAATGTGTTTTCTTCGCTGGATCCGGAAGATAATTTTTCCAAGGACGAACTAATGCGATATGAAGAAACGAATCGTTTCGCCAGTATGCTAGAGATAAGCTCTAAAGGATTTACAACAAAAATTGAAGAAAGCACCAAAAAAATCATTTCAGAGATATTCATGGAAGGAGAAAAAATTGGCTTTCTTGTGGATAAAGGTCACGTTGCACATTCCATAAATTTGTATGGCGGGGCGCTGTCAATCAACGGAGAGCGATTGGAAATCAATACAAAGAATTTTGTCCTTACAGAGGATAGGGCAATAGCAAGGGGGGAGATACACGCGACTGGCGGAGAAATTGCCGGATGGAAAATAAAAACTACTGCGCAAAGTTCAACATGGACAGGAGGCTCTAACTCGAGAATTTCCGCTAACACGATAGTTGCTGACTATGGAGAGGGCAAAACAATAAATGCTTATGGTGATGTAGTAATAAACGCTACATTTAAGGGGAATTTTGAGGACATAAATGTTAGGGGGGCAAAATTTATCGGCGGATTTTCTTGCTCGGCAATGGAATCAGACAGACGTTTGACTTGTAGTAGTATGAGGATCTACACGACAGTCAGAGCGTATGGAGAAGAGATTCCTTCTGACGCTAAGATGAAAAGTAAAAAAGTGACTACGAAATGGTGGAATGAAAACCATGAAGGAGAAGACAAGCCTAGCTATTTATCATCTTGCAATTACTCTGACGAGCCAGAAGGTGGCCTTGTGGTAAGTGGAAACATAACGTGCAAAAAGGTAAGGTCGCTTTTTGCTAATTCTACATGGTCAGATGCCAGGCTGAAGGAGAATATCCGCTTGGTAGATTCAAAGGAAAGCTTTAATTTGCTAGGGAATATTGTGCCTAAAAGCTTTACATTTATAGGTAGCGGAAATCGCTCTACTGGATTTATAGCGCAAGAAGTTCCCGATAGATTCGTTAAAGAAATTAAAGGGGGATACCTTGGCTTAAAAATGGATTCTATAGCCTGTTGTCTTGATAAGGTCTTGAAGGATTTGGGGGAAGTATATGGATGAAATGACAAAGATTAGGAACCTCCTTTTGCAAAACCAGAAAATTATCCGTTACGCTTCTGAGAATGTAACGTTTCCGGCTTCTTTTTCAGAAGAGGTTATACAGGCATATAAGGAAACGGAAAAGAAGGTAAGCGAGATTTCCATTAAGTGGGATAAGATTAAAATGGAATACAGCAAAGACGGAGCCGATCCCGTGAAGACCGCCCTTGATGCATTGGCGGAATCTCTTACCTTTGCAGTAAAAAGGAAAGACATAGTAAACGAATTAAATACAGAATTGTCTATCGGAAAAAAAATAAAGCTTACCGGGAATCGCTTCTTGGTAAATACAAAGCATTTAACTATAAACGAGCAAGGCATGCGTTTTAAGGGGGAAGTTAATGCAAGTACAGGAAGTATAGGTGGGTTCAAGATTAGCGGGAATACTTTGGTTGGGGCAGAGAATACGTCTATAGGTTCTGGAACTATTGAAACGTCCTATATGAATTTGAGAGGGGCGACAGCAGAGGTTATAGACTGTAACCCGGATAATATCCAAGGAAAGCCTGTAGTAATGACATCTAATCGGCGCATTGACAAGGAAAGCAAGGATGGATCTACTACTTCCTTTAAAGGAGAATTGTATGTATCAGGAGTTATAGATGCTTCATACGGATGGAATCAAGAGGTAGACAGCGACGGAGAACCACACGGAACACTGCCGAATTTCAATTTTGATGTTTTGCATGTAAAAGGCGCATGTACTTTAAAAAATCGAAGTGGAACTATTACTCCAGCAAACAGAGCGAGGTGCGACCAGATAGAAGCAGAAGGGAAGGATTCGTGGTCTGATAGGCGCTTGAAAGAAGATATAAAGGATCTAAATGGGGGAAAAGTAATTGAGTTTTTCAAGAAAGCAAAGCCTGTAGAATACCAACTGATAGGAGAAAGCGAACGGGAATTTGGATATATAGCGCAAGACCTAGACAAGGCCTTCTCCGACTCAGGACTTAGAAGCATAGTACGGAAAGAGGGGGAATACCTTTCGGTACCTTATGCGGAACTTATCCCGTTAAGGGTAAAAATGATTCAAGAACTATACAGGAGGATAAAGGATGGAAACAAGGGAAAAGGAACTCATGAAGGCGGCGGAACTACTTAACCGGGTAAACGTAAGCGGGATTCAAAACATGGTAAACATCGTTACAGCCTATCAGCTAATTACCGGTATGGCGACAGTAGAGGAAAAGGGGGAAGAAGATGGCGCTAAGTAATTCAATCGTAGACTATTTAAACCAAAGGGGACAGGGAAGTTCCTATGCTGCAAGAAAGCAACTGGCAAATCAAATGGGAATGACTGGCTATTCAGGGACAGCGAGCCAGAATATTAGCCTTTTAAACCAGCTAAGAAACGGCGGAGGGAATAACAATCCTTCAGCAAATGTAATGGCAGGGGTAAATCAGCAAGCGCCCGCTCCTGTAAATCCCCCGGCGCAGAATGTAACAACCAGCACCAGCGAAAGCGGGAAGGTAAGCTATCCAACAAGGGGATATACACCGTCTGAACAGGTGGACAAGGCATATAAGGCATACACGGCGCGATTAGGATCCATGCCGGGAGACTACAGCGAATCCGAATATGTGGATGCCAGGAGAGAACAGCTAAAGAAGGTAGAAGGGGAGCGGCCAGACCCCTTCAAATCCAAGTATGAAGCGCAGATTTCCAGCTTACTGGACGGAATCTATGGGGAAAAGAAATTCTCTTATACCGGGAAAGACCTTCAGAATGACGACCTGTATAAGATGTATGCCCAAAGGTATACGGATTCCGCAAGAAGGGCAATGCAAGATACCATGGCGAACGCACAGGCACAGTCTGGGGGCTATGGTTCTACTTATGCTCAGCAAGTAGGACAGCAAGCCTATGATACCACCATGGGCGGATTGAATGATAAGGCACTGGAGTTTAGAGACAAGGCTTATCAAATGTATAGGGATGACAGGGCTAATCGCTATAGCCAGCTTCAGGCATTCCAAGGACAGGATAACACCGACTATAGCCGTTACAGAGACACGGTAAGCGACTGGATGAATGATAGAAATTACTATCTCAATGCCCTTAATGGCGAGATGGCTAATGACTTGAATGTCTACAATGCCAATACATCCAACTACTGGAACGGCACGAACCATTTAGCCGGGCAGTACAATGCCGACAGAAGCGCAGACCTAAGCGCATACCAGCATGATAAGGCTGAGGAGCAATGGGCTAAAGAATACGCCATGAAGAAAGAAGCACAGGAACTTGATAACGAACTTTCTCGATTAAACATCGAAAAGACAAAGCAAGCGCTTGCGCAGATGGCACTAGGTGGAGCCGGTGGCGGTGGTGGCCGTTCCGGCGGAGGTGGCAGAGGCGGAAGAAGAGGAAGGAAAGGGAAGCAAACGGAAGTAAAGACCGCACCTGTAAAGGTAGAGACGACAGGAAAGACAGGAAAGCAAGTCAGAAATGCGTTTGATTTAATGGATGCCTTTGCGCCTTACTTCAACAAGGGGGCGAACAATGTGGCGGCAAGACCGAACCCGGCAATTACTCCGCAGAACGCCCTAAAGGAAATCTATGCGCATGATGGCGTTGATTATGACCTTGATATTACGCCGGACGATCCGCTTACCTACATCACAAGGAACGAGTTAAGAAAGGCAAGAGAGAAGAGAGGATATTAAGATAAAAGGGGGAGAAAATGGGAAGATTCAGTTCTTTATTTGACACAAAGCAACAGGAAGAGAATAGAAAGCTTGTGCAAGGCTATATTGCAGAGAGGGCAAGAAGAACAGAGGGAAGCGTGGCAAGGCCAGCTTCCCCTGTTTCTAATTCTTCCCCACAAGGAGAGATCCAGGCTACTGCTCAAAAGAGTAGTACCTTTGATTCTTCCCCTCTTGGATATCGCCAGAGGTGGCTAGAGAAGAATAAGCCACAGGCACCGAAGGTAACTCCTACGGCAACGGCTCCGGCAAGAACCTATAATACGCCTACCACACTAAGCCCAGAGGCTATGGCTAATCTTAAAAGCTACCAAGCTAATAACGGAACTACAAGCCAGAATCTTTCTGGCGGCGTTCCTATTGACTTTCAAGGCTTAGTGAAGGATGCCTACGAGAATACAAGGGAATATGCGTATCTTAATAGGCTTTCTCAGAAGCCTATTGTAGGGAAGCTGGCTCCTGTTGTTGGTGCCGGGCAATATGTATTGTCTAACATTGATAGCGGATTCGAGGGAATCAGAAACACGGCAGAGCAGATCATGTCTGACGAAAAGATTTCTTCCCAGAACATGAACGGCGCGTTTAGAAGCAATGCAATGCGGGAAGGTTCATTGCGTGCCCTTAGAAATAACTTGGGCATGAAATATGACGGCGTGGAGGACACTGGGGAAAAGATTGCAAACTTTGTCGGCGGTACTGCATTGGATGCGGCCAGCTCCGCGGCGAACGCCACCCTATTCGGAACTGGAGGACTTGCCCTTGCGGCGGGGAATGCGGCTAATCAAGAATACCTTGAAAATGTAGATAACCCTAATATCACAAGAGACCAGATGCTTTTAAGCGGACTGGCAAAGGGTGTAGCCGAAGCGGCTTGGGAATTTGCGCCTCAATCTCATTTTCTGGAAATGTCTAAGAATGGACTAGGAACTACCGGAAAAGAGATTGCAAAGAATGTCCTTAAGCAAATGGGACAGGAAGCCATTGAGGAAATGGGAACAGAATTAACCAATACAGCATCCGATTACCTCATTAAGGGTAAGCAATCCGATATGGTACAGGAATATCTTGCAAGACGGCAAGCTGGAGAGAGCGACAAGGAAGCGAAATTTAATACCGCTAAGGGTATTGCGACCAATGTTGCAATGTCAGGACTTGGCGGAGCATTATCCGGTGGATTCTCTACCGGGATTGCCGGAATGTCCAATACTATTCGGAACGGATTTGCCTATAGCGGAATGAATGGAACCTATCAAGATATTGCAGACAGTGCCGACACATCCACCGAAGAGGGAAAAGCTATCCATGAGGTAGCTACAAGGCTTGCGGAGAAGGAAGCCAAGGGGCAGAAGGTAAGCTTGATGGATAGGGGATATTTAGGCAATGCCATTGATAACGCCGCCATAGAGGCTTCCAAAAAGGCAGAGACGAACAATTCCACCCTTGAAGCGGAAACAAGCCATGACGGCGAGCCTGTGCAGTCTGAGGAAGGAAATAATGCGCCTTACAATGTACTTTCCAACAATCAGACAGAAGATT